GCAATTGCAACTTCCAATTTCAATAGCTCAGTAACGAAGCTAGCATCGAAGGCACTGACGTCATCATCGAAAAGAGCTTTCTCAGCAGCGTCTAATTTTGCTGCAAGATCTTGGGACTTAATTCCGCTAGCAAACGTAATTGCAGCATTCTTGTTCCAAACTTTTTTGAGATGCCCTTGGAACGCAGCAAACCATGGCCCTACCAAGCAAATAAACTCGGCAGTGGCACCCTGAATAAGACGGGGTGCTTTTTCCACAACACCAAAGGGCGTGCGGTGGTTAGTGAATTCCTCCTTAACAAAAGATTTCCGAGTAGTCCACTTATGCACATGCGCAGACACGTCGGAATCAGGACCTATACCATCTGCCTGCAGACGGTCCCAAGCGGCCTGAAGCTGCAGTTTAACCGCAGTGGAAGCATTGGAACCCTTCAGATAATCAGCAAAGGGTAAAGGCTCAATTTTGCAAGCCTTGCCGAAAATAGTGTCGGCATTCTTCTTCACAAAAGAAATGTAATCATTAAGATACTCCTTATCGGGAACAGGAGTGGCAGCAAGGACACGAGCGTCCACTGCAGCCTGCTGATTGTGAAGGTTGTTTTCGAACACCCGGGGCCGATACTCACTGTTGGCTGGGCCAACCTGCTCCACACGACTGCGAACAGCATTAGGCAAATCCTCTCGGGAGAACGGGCTAGCCTCGGCCTGTTTGCTAGTGGCGTCATCGCGGCGAGGTTTAACCTCAGGGCGAGAACACTCTGTGTTGTGGGTAGCAGTGGTAGTAGCGGACATGACTGTCTTAGTTTCAGGCTTCGATCGAAATGCTCTAAACCACTTAGGTATGGTTTTCGTAGCCTCAAAAAACTTGCGCCCCAAATAAAAAATGCTCGTTCTGGACATGCCAGGATAAGCACGCACAGGTCCAGCTGATGGACCTAAAGGCGCAGGTGAAAAGGATGCATACATGTTGGCGATAGGCTGTAGCCCCGCCATATGGAAAGACATCCACAAGAACCAGTCAAAATTAAGGTGCTTCTGAGTGACGACACGTGAGATATGTTGCATCTCATTCCAGTATCGCATGTATGCAATAGCGGGAGCGTACAAGACGCACGTGGCGCGTTGCTGCGGTGTCATCACCCAATCCGTGTTGCGGCACATTGACAAACAC